CGAGTAATGATTCTTTGGAAATCTAAGATACCATTCTTCTCGTTTGTCCTTACCAAATCAGTTTGTGCAACGTCACCACAGAACATTATCTTGGTGTCTTCACCTACTCTTGTTATTATACTATCTAACTCATGAAAATTCAAGTTTTGTGACTCATCCACAATAACTATAGAATTATCAAGTGTTGTACCTCTAATAAATGAGGTAGACCAGAAGGTCACACTCTCCTGTGCCTTGAGGTTACCCCATAGCATCTCAAACTCATTGTCAGTGGGCAACTCAAACATATACTTTACCATATTTTTATATGGTATTTGGTATAGTGCCGACTTATCTTCGTGATCACCAGGTAAGAAACCTATTTCTCTTGTGGACACCAGTGATCTTACCAAGACTACCTTTTGGTACGGTGTAAGGGGATCAAGAACCTCCTTGAGTGCTTGGTATAATGTTATGAATGTTTTACCCGTCCCTGCTGCACCATAAAGAAATAAGTTTTTACCCTCATCATATGAAGCAAAAGCATGTTTCTGATTAGGAGTGATGGGTTGGACATCAACCATGATGTCAGAGTTATATGGTTTCTTTCTCTTCATCTGCTTCGCAGTCATACCAGCTCCGACGCTGATCGACATTTTCTTTTTACGTGGCATGTTAGAAGTGTGTAGTTTTTTGTGGTTTGACTTTTGCACCTGGTACTTGTGCTACCTTTGATAGCACCTCGTTCCATCCACCATCTGTTCTACTATACACGTCACCCGTGGCACTTACTACACCTCCTGATCCCTTAGACCAATCTTTATCCCAGTCGGGGTTGTCTTTTCTGAATTGATCATATTCTTTCATTGACATTGAGAGTTCCTTAGTCTCACCTGTCTTCAAGTTCTTTATTGGATATGTCGGCATGTGTTTTAGCGAGTGATTTATTTAGTGTTGCAAGATAGGCAGCACCTATAGAGGTACCACCATCATGAGCGATGGGCATTGCCCTTATACGAACGTCAAGTTCCCTCTGTAATCTATAGTTTACCACACAATTGAGAAAACAACCACCAGACAAAACAAGATTACGATCTTTATACATTTTACATAATTCGAGTGCTCTTTTCTCCCATGCCTGTTGCACATAGTATGCCTCATGCTTACCATATGCTGCAAGACCCATGACTTTACCTGCATCATGCTTATTGAACCCATAATTAGCACAGACAAACTCAAACTCTTTACCAATACCTTGATCATCTGGTGACCAATATTTTTTATGAAGCACCTGCCATGATGGTAAATCAAAGATGGTTTCTATCTCTATACCATCTTTTGTTTGTGATCCATTCGCATCTACCACCACGGCTATGGCATTATCAAACCCTGAGTTATAAAAAGCAGAAGCAGCATGACATTTATGATGTTCGGATCTGTAATCATATATCTCTGCGTCTGGAAACTTATTCTTTACAACATTCAAATCAAGAGCTGATATAAGTTTTTTAGAATCCTCATCCCACTGACAATCACATATGGCAACAGCATCTATGTCATGCACATACTTTATCAATGACCTGACAGCGTAATCTCTTTTCTTTCTGGTGATTCTTTCCGACTCAAGATAAAAATCCAACTTACCATCTCTCATCACACATACCGAACCATTATTAGATAGGTTCAACCCTAGGACTGAAAATTTTGCGGAGATTTTTTTTCCAGATTTATGTAATTGAAAAGTCATTTTCCCCTGAGTTTTTGCACCTCTGGAAAATAAAGATAGTCTATCGCACTATCTTCAAAGGTATCAATCGCATCCTCTGGTGTCTCTACCAAAGGTTCACCTGATAAATTGAATGACGTGTTGAATAGTAGAGGTGTTTTAGTTATCTGATAAAAAGAATCTATCAAAGTAAAGAAGTGTTTATTATCTTGAATACTTACAGTCTGCACTCTGCATGTTTTGTCAATGTGTAATACAGCAGGTATCTTATCATAAGTATGTGGTTGTGCATCTACAGCATACATCATAAAAGGTGACTCAGTAAGACCACCCATGTCAAACCAATTGTGTGCATGATGAAGTAGCACACTGCAAGCGAAAGGTCTAAAAGGTTCTCTATTTTTTACCATATTAATTCTATCTTTACCATAAGGATCTCTTGGATCATATAAGATAGAACGATTTCCCAATGCTCTAGGTCCTGCCTCTGATCTTCCTTGAAATATTGCAACAATTTTTTGTTGTTCCAAAAGTTTTGCAACGTCCATGGAGCACACCGTGTCGCCTTCTATGTGTGATAAATCATATTCAGGACCTAAGTAAAGAGAATCAATCATTGTGATGATGTTGTGGATAGTCTTGTTCTTGTGCTTTCTGAGTCATGATTGGTCTTTCACCACCACCCTCATGTCCATGAGCAATACCGAGTTCATGCATTCTAGCATGCTCTTTGATTTCATCTCTCAATCCTTCACCACCTTTACCAAATGTCTTATATAAACCATAGATGATAAGACCAAAAACAAGTAGTGCCACAAAAACTAAGAAACCTGTTTCAGGTTCTAGTTCTAGGTGTGGTATCAATGTCTCTTGACATCTCTTTATTTTCTCAGGATCATTCCATGTACCAGGTAGTGTGTATACAGGAGGGCATGCTGCGAATAATTTTACCATGTTTTAGCGTGTGTGTTTACTTCAACGGGAGTGTCACTCTCAATGTGATTGTGATCGATTGTATCTATATGAGCATGCTCTATGTTCAAATGCTCTAGTGCTTGTGCAATTCTCTCAAGTGCAACAGCGATACGATTTGTGTCAATTGGGTTCATGATATCCAAGTGGGTTTACGAGATGGGTCACGCAAATAATTGTTTGCGACCCAAGGTTTAGATGCAATGTAGCGTTTGTAGGCAGTGAAGATGTCAATACTGGTGTCGTATTTGAACTCATCAGGACCTGCAAATGCAAATTCTGTAGGATCAGATTCTTGCATAGGAAATATGTGTGTGCAATGTGCGATGGTTGACTTGCAACTATGTGTCTTACCATACCTGTGTGTGTATTCATCACACAAAGCAAGACCATGTAATATCAACCATGTCCAATGCGACTGTGCCCATATTGTACATGGATGGTTGCGAAATGCACCCTTCTCTGTTTTATATGGTGTGCCATCCAACTTAGGCAGTGTGCCAAAGTTATGACCCCACTTATCAGATGCAACGATGGCAAGCATCTGACATGTTTCCAATGGCATCTTGACAATATGCTTATCAGGCAGTGATTGTGCAGATACAATTGGGTTTGGGTCTGTAACAAAAATGTTCATACCTTTAGTATAACACCATTACCAATCTAATGCATCACTTACTGTGGGAAATTGTTCAACGAATATTTTTTTCACTGCTTGTGCAATCAACATATGTTCTTTTTGTGTGCCATTTGCAGATCTGAGATTGATATAATGTATCCATGATCTACATGAACCTGTCATGTATATTCTTGTAGGAGTGCATAGAGGTAGAACCATACGTGCACATTCTTTTGCAACACCTTCCTGTAGCATCTGATTGTAAAGAGAGAATGCACTACTGAATAGAGTATTCATTTGTGCATTGAGTTTGTCTACAACTTTGGGGTCTAGATCATCAATACTATTCTGCCTGTTCTTATTGTCTTGTCTTCTCAACTCTGGTAACTCTATAGTCTCAAGTAACTTAGCGTCAGCATATCTTTGACTGAACTCTTGATAGGTAAATGACCTGTGTCTGAGGATCTGTGCTGCGATAGCACGTGTAGTCTCTATCTCTACAGTCATAGTAGATTGTTCAAACACAGACCAATGATTGTGTTTGATACAATACCTCAAGAGACCTGAGTAATTATCGTTCTCTTGATTAGCAGGGTTAGATACTCTGGCGATATATGCCATAGTTTTCTCAGCATCAGGAGTGATGCTTATTAGTCTTGCTGTCATGTTCCCTCGAACTCATCATCGTAGTCCAGTTCAACTGGATCCACGTCTGAGTATCTATACGACTCAGTGTCTGAGAATACTTCTGCTTTGAGAGCAGATAATAACATCTCAAGATCAGATACTATGATTTTGAGTTTATCTCTATCCATTCCAAGTACTTGTTTTTGATAACATTTCTGCTTTTTCTTTCACTAATGTCTTCATAAGTTGAGAGTATCCACAATGATAAACCTCCATCAACTTTTTCTCCATTTCTTGTAGAGGTTTCAGTTCATATTGATTGTATGATACTTGCTTTCTTATTGGTCTTTTGTTGGGATTTTTAGTGTATGCCATAATTATGCACTTGATACCTAATTATTATAGCATAAAAAAAGGAGGGGTCAACCCTCCTTTATTTTAGCTGCAAGGTGATGCCTTGCTTTTGACCTTGAGTCCACGATACATGAGATCGTGACGTTCACGCTTATGCGATTCTTCAATCACTTTTGCGTTGTACTCTTCAGTGTCGTACTCGACACCACGGTAAGTGACTTTTGCCATTGGTTTGTCCTCAGTAGTAGGCGTTTTTAGTGCCGTTCCTTCAGTCAACTATGCGTCCTCTAAGAGGATGAACGATCCGTTCCAGTCTGACTTACTTGCGTCCCGAAGGATGAACGTAAGGATATGCTAACATATCTATCAGTATTTAGCAAGTAAAAATGTATCGGTTGTTACCGATCTCTCCAGTTTATCTCTGGATATGCCTCTTCTACTACGTTTCTAGTAATTCTGTATTTACTCTGAAGATCTTTGTCCTTGACTAGGCATACAATCTCTGCCTCTTCTGCTTCAAGTGACTCAAGTAATTGTATGAGTAAAGTTTCTCTTCTCATGTTAGAGATTTTATCATTACCACCTCTCACAAAATTGTAGAGGGTTCTCCACTCATGAACTAATCTAGTGTGACCTGCTGTTCCTTTAGGTGATTCATTCGGTTTGTATGGCACTGCTCCTTCTGGAACTGCACTTTCAATCCCTTTGTCAAAGTTCCATATCAATAGTGCTTTGACATCATCTCGTTTGTGTGCCTTCAATAAATCAATCTTTTTATCTTTAGTCTTGGCACCATGAACTGCTCTGAAGAGTTCAGAGACTAAAGGATTGTTGGGTAATTTCGCCATGATTAATCATCATCATTGTCATTTGGATCACCCTCGAATCTTATAGCAAGAAGTTCATCGGGTAATGGGTTCCCATTCGCATCAAACATTTCTGGATGGGAGTATTGTGGAGTTGTCTCTTGCACGTAGCAACGAATGAGATATCCAATTGTGAGTCCAAGACCGAGTGTAAGTATTCCTACCATGACACTCAAGGCAATGATTGCCTGTTCCATTTGTTTTCTCCAGTGAGGCAGTGAATGAGTTTTTTTACTCAACATCAATTCTGCACCTTTATTTAGTGCATCTAAATCAGGTTTTTTTCCTGTAGATAATGTAGTGTGTCCTTGCATCCACCTATGTATTTTTTATCAAGTTGAACTTGTGGAAAGGTAGCACCCTCCTCAAATTCTTGGTAGAACTGTGACTTTGTAAAGTCTCTGTCCAATTTATATTCAGTGACAGATATATCTGTAGCAGCAAAGAGTTGTTTGACTCTCTCACACCACTGACAATTATCTTTAGACCAAATAACTGCTTTCATCTTAGTCGATTATGGGCATACGACCATCACCACCAGTGATTTTGTTTACCTCACCAAAGATCATGGTCTCTATAAGTAAATTTATGTCAGCAGAGATTCCATCTGCAGACCCTGCCATTCTACGGAACCCATTTCCAACATAAATTTGCCCTGTCACAACTGCAACAGTAGCAATACTCCAGAAATAGTAGTACGTTCTACTCTTCTTTTGTCTCGGTTTCATTTTGTTTTATAAACTTCCTCATTAGTTTAGCATACATTACGTCTTGTGCACTATACAATTCTGGATGTTTTTTTGCTCTCTTTATTAATTGCTTCGCTACTCTCTTGTTTGATTGTTTCTTCATACAAGTATTTATACTTACCAGAAGGTCTTCATACTTCCTTCACGATGTAAATCACTAGTTATACAATGCAATCCACCATCCCAGAAATACCTGTGCCTAAAGTTCACTACATGAGGAGTGATTCCATGTCTTTCAAACGCATCAAATATTTTTTTGTTATATCCATTGACAATACAATTCTTCTCGTCAATTGGCAACACGTTGACATCAAACACAGACTCTTCTGCATACGTGACCCAATGACCCAACCACTTATCAATATAATCAATCAAATCATTATTATCCTCCTCTCCCTTTATCCACCATTTTCCTCTATTTTTTTCCTTCATTTTTATAAATGGTTTCATCTTATAAAAACTCTCGCCCTCCAATGACACTACCTCCCAATCAGGGTAATAATCTTTATAATAATCTTCACTTTTTAATCCTATAATCAATCCCTCTTTGACAGGGTGCATGGAACCATCACCATGACCAGGCAAATCTACACCATGAACTCTGTATTCGGGAAATAATTTCTTCCATTTTTTTATAAATACTTTTTCGTTTAATTTAGTTATTAAGTTTACATAATTAAAAAATAAATCTTTACCAAGTCTCCAACAACTTGCACTAGTGATGTATTGATCATATACTATTGGAACATTATGTTCATCCAACCATTTTTGCACACTTGTCCATGCGTATACTCTTTTATTGCTAGGAAATTTCATGTTAGATCCTATAGTATTTGTTTCTGATGCTATAATGACCTTCTCTAATTCCTCTCGATCTATTCCTTGAAGAATTTTATAAGTTGCATTGTCTTTTCTTTTTCTAACAAATTGTAATGCTGCTTCTTGTGATAGTGGTCTACCTGGTTGAAGTAAATCCTCAATATATTTTGCTAATACTTTTTCTCTATCTCTTTGCACCTTGTCAAGAGGATTATCAGATTGTAAATTATTATCTATCATCCCATAATATAAACAATCAACATCAAAATTTTCCCCGTAATTAGGACTTGGCATATAAAAAGTGTTACCCACCATCGCACTAAAATCCCTAGGGCACATAGGTGGAGCAGAATTCATCACACCAGTATGATCTTTATAATCATCAATATTATCAGATATGTCCAGTCTTATTATTTCTACGCCAAACTCCTTTAGTTTATTAATGAGTTTTTGATAGTCCTCTTCTGTTTCGATTGCCAAACGTTCCATGGATGAACGTACTTTCACATTCTCAATTTCACTATAAAATTCTGGTGGATAACTTCTTCCCACTATACACGCTTTGAGTGGATCAAAGCATTGATAAACTGAAACCATAAAAAAAAGACCCCTATAATATATAGAGGTCTGATCCATCTCGAACAATTATATTTATCCGATTGTTGGTGCAGTAAGTGCAACAGTTGTTGACTCAGCACATGCAAGGTCAAGTGGGAAGTTGTGTGCATTTCTCTCATGCATTACTTCCATACCTAAGTTTGCTCTGTTCAATACATCTGCCCATGTTGGTACAATCTTACCATTTGTGTCCACTACAGACTGGTTGAAGTTGAAACCATTTAGGTTGAATGCCATTGTGCAGATACCCATTGAAGTCAACCAAACGCAGACTACTGGGAATACAGCAAGGAAGAAGTGTAAACTTCTTGAGTTGTTGAACGATGCATACTGGAAGATAAG